CAGCAGAAAAGCCACCTGCACCTCCGCCACTTCCATAACTTGCAGAACCGCTTGAACCTGCACCACCGCCGCCGATGACTATTGCATAAACTCGGTTGATACCTGCTGGAATAGATACAGAATATGTTTGATCAGATGTTGTTGTATTAATAAAAGTCTTTTGTAATTTAAGCCCATAAGGAGAATCGGTAAATGATGAATTGTTATAAATAGATGCGCTCATAGTTTGCTCCTAGTAGAAAAGGTAAAGAATCCCTGCGCCACCTGCGCCGCCAGTAGTTGTTCCTGTTGCATTTGAACCGCCACCGCCACCACCGCCAAGTCCGCCAGCACCACCCGATGTTGTAGTTGCGGCTGTTCCTGCGGCAGCAATTCCTGCGCCGCCGCCACCGCCACCATTTGATGTTCCAGTTGAACCTGCGCCACCTAATAAAGTTGCGCCAGTCAAAATGTTTATTCCGTTGCCACCGCTTCCAGCAACTCGTGTTGTTGCAGTGCCTGAAGCGCCACCACCGCCGCCTACTAGCCCTGACCCACCATTGCCAGCAGAAAGACTAGTGCCGCTAGTTATTGCGCCACCGCCACCACCTGAGATTCCATTGCCACCATTAGTTGCAGCTGTAAGGCTTCCATGGCCGCCACCACCGCCTGAACCATTACCGCCAGCCGTTGTTGTGCCCGCTGAAGTGCCGCCAGGAATTCCCCAATAGTTTGTTGCACCTGCACTTTGACCAGTGTTTGAACCACCGCCTCCTCCGCCACCTAAAGTTGCTGTTCCACCAGTAGTAGAAGTTGCCCCCCTTGCGCCACCACCAGCAATAATGTTTCCATAACGAGTGTAATCACCATTTGTGTATGAAGCGCCACCAATTGCAACAACGCAAGTTGAGTTTGCTAAAGTCCAGCCCCACGCAACTCCACCTGCGCCACCACCTGCTCCTGCATAACCACTGGTTCCATAAGCACCACCACCGCCACCACCAACTGCAATCGCATAAACAAAAGTTATACCTGCGGGAATAGTTACTGTTGTAGTTCCAGCGTTGATTGTTTGTTGTAGTTGTAATCCATAAGGCAAGATAAAATGAGTATTAGGAGTAGGCGTAGAAGATCCAGATGATGGATTCCAAGAAGAAACCTGTGAACTTACTTCGCCTCTAGGTAAAAATTGTTTCATCTTTACCCCTTAGATTATACGGTTAACGTATCCTGAGATTGCAATAGCGTTAGCTTGAGAAGCATATGCATAAATTGCAGAATAGTTTGTAGATGTATTTGGGGATAAGATTAAACCTGGGTTTATAAGAGTTAAGCCAGAGTTTCCAGGAATTGTAATAGTCATTTCCTGTGAAGGTACTGCTAATGCCTGTGGGAATGTAGATGCGGCGCCAAATGTTTGAGGCCCACCTACTACTAGTGAAAGAACAACTGCTGAGTTAGTTAAGTTAGTTGCATATAACCAAACTTCATCAAGACCACCACCAGTATTGTTATGGATAAATGTTCCAATTGCTGGAAGTGCTGATGCAGTTCCTGTTTGTGCTGAAAGGGTTGTTGTAAGAGTTGATGAAACAGATACTGTAAATCCAAAAGCATATGTTGTTGATGTTGGGGCGGCTAGAGTTGATACAGAAAGAATTGGAGAAGCGCCAATGTTATAACCTGTAGTAGTTAAACCAGATACGCCTACTAATTGAGTTGCCGCAAATATTTGGGCGTTAGTAGCGTATACATAAGAGTAGAGGGCGTTATAAGAAGTTGCTGTGCCTGTCTGAGCGGTAAGCGCAATAGCAGATGTGCTAAATGGCACCGAGACAGTAAATGTAGTTGTAGAAGGAACGGTAACAATAGTGACGTTTGCTAAGTTAGCAAGAGCGTTGTTAGTTCCTGATAAACCAGTAATAGTAACGGTCTGACCAACAATAAAACCATGAGCCGCAGAAGTCGTGTAGGTAGTCGTGCTTGTGTTAGCAGTAAGAGCTGCTGCAGTTACAGTTGCAGTTGTATTTGATACCGCTACCGTTGCAGTTCCACCAGATGTGTAAGTCTGTGTAGCAACTGCGCTTGTTACTGTAAAGTTAGACCCTGTAGCAGAGGTAATAATTGCGTTAGTTAAGTTTGCGTTAGTAAAACCAACAATACCTGTAATAGTAACAACTTGACCAGCAGTGAATGTATTTGTTGCTGTATAGGTAATTACAGAACCAGTAGTTGTTGCGTTAGTAATTGTTGCGGTAATTGCAGTAGCAACTGGCGCTTGAACGTTAGCAACTGTACCAGTGGCTGAAAGGGTAGGAGTAGTAACAAGGGTCGGGAAAGAGTTCGTTTGCCCTGATAAGATTACCTTGCTATATGTTGCCATTTATATCTCCTTGATTATAGGTCTTATTTTAGCACGATTAAAAGATTTGACTTGCTAATACTATTTGGTCTCCATCGCCCTTTGTTATATTTCCAGCAGTATCAATAGCGCTGAGAGTAGTGGCGCCAATTTTCCACTCAGTTAATCTACCTGTTTGACCAGTTAAGCCTTGAACAGTAAAGCCAACAGATGCTGTAGTTGCAGGGTAAACGATTGGGCTAGTTCCAAAAAAACCTTGAATACCTTGAATACCTTGAGTACCTTGAGTACCTTGAATACCTTGAATACCAAAACCACCAGTTAAACCTTGTGCCCCAGAAGGTCCAGAACCACCATTAGAACCAGTTAATCCAATAGTTCCTTGTACCCCTTGGATTCCTTGTGTGCCTTGTAGTCCTTGAACAGATACAGATCCAACAGATTGCCAAACGTAGCCAGTCCAAAGCCACGTAAGACCACCAAATGAATATGTAGTTACGTTTGCGGTTAGCCCTGAAGTTGGAAAACTAATTGGCATTTAAAATCTCCTTAAACCTATTGTACATTGTATTAGTAATAAAGAAGCACACAACCTCCACCGCCTGAACCACCTGTTCCAGTTCCGCCACTTGTAATAAAAGCAGCGCCACCACCGCCACCGCCTGAACCACCGTTACCTCCAGTATTTGCAGATGCGGCACCACCTGCCCCCAGTAATCCACCGCCTCCGCCGCCTGCGGCTCTATTACCACCACCGTAAGGAGCACCACCCGTATAAAAATCACCATTTCCGCCAGAAGCACCAAATTGACCTGAGGTTCCCCAATTACCACCGCCGCCGATAAGACCTCTACCACCAACAGATGCGTTAAAACTTCCACCGCCACCACCAGAAACCCCGTCCCCACCAGCACCATTACCACCACCTCCAGCGTAAGCAATGCCCCCTAAAGTAGAAGTTCCTGGTGCGCCTGTGTAAGAAGTTGTTGAAGAAACAGCAGATGTAATTACTCCACCACCGCCACCGCCAGATGGGTTAAGGGTTCCACCGCCACCTCCTCCCGCAAATACCATTCCATAAATACTTTGACCGCCAGCACTAGCAGCAGTAGAACCACTACCTGTTGGCCCTATTCCACCAGCACCAATAGTTACAGTGTTGGAAACATAAGTCCAACCTGCGGAATAACCACCTGCTCCGCCTGCTCCTGAGCCAGATGTACTAATAGCACCACCGCCACCGCCACCGACTACGATTGCATAAACTCTATTTATACCTGCAGGAATAGATACAGAATATGTTTGATCAGATGTTGTTGTATTAATAAAAGTCTTTTGTAATTTAAGCCCCAAAGGAGTATCACTATACTGTGGGCTTTGATTAATACTAGAACTCATTATTACTCCTTAATACCATAATAAAACACAACCTGCTCCACCATCACCGCCAGAACCAAAATAAGAAACTCCTCCACCACCGCCACCAAGACCGCCGTTACCGCCTTGAGCACTAGATGCATTTTGTCCAGGACCTAACAATCCTCCACCACCGCCTGAAGCATAACTATAATTTGTTCCTCCGCTATAAAAATCACCTTTTCCTCCAGAATTACTGGTATATCCGCCTCCGCTTATTAATCCTAAATGGGATCTATTTACAGAAACACCACCACCAGCAGAAACTCCATCTCCTCCGCTACCACCAGCATATCCAACTACACCCGGACCAGCCGCAGGTGCTCCTGTGTAAGAAACAGTTGAAGTTGTACTTGATGCGGTTGTTGCACCACCTGCAGCGCCTGCTGTACTATTAAATGCATAAGGTGATCCAGCACCGCCGCCTGCAAAAATAATTCCATATACGCTTTGTCCTCCAGGACTTCCAGGATATCCAGCGCCGCTTCCAGAAGCAGCATTAGTACAACCTGCTCCACCAGCACCTACAATTACAGTATTTGAAACATAAGTCCAACCTTGTGAGTAACCTCCTGCACCACCTCCACAATTTGTGGTTAAATAACTAGAAGTTCCACCGCCACCGCCACCGACTACAACAGCCCACACACGGTTAATACCTGCGGGAATAGTTACTGAACCGCTTGTTAATAAAGTTTGTTGCAGCGTTAATCCATACGGCACATCTACAAATGCCGAGTTCTTATATATATCTATACTCATAATATTCTCCTAATAATAAAGGTAGATCAATCCTGCGCCACCTGCGCCATTAGGGCTACCTGACCCACCACCGCCACCACCAAGTCCACCTGCGCCGCCTGCGCCACCTACGGCAGGAAAACCATTTCCTGCAATTCCACCACCACCACCGCCACCAGTAGTTGCAGATGTGCTAGTTGCTCCAGACCCACCAGTTGTTATTGCACCTGTAAGAATGTTTATACCATTACCGCCGCTGCCACTAATTCTAGTTCCAGTTGTTGAGGTTGCAGCCCCACCACCACCACCTATTAAACCTGAACCACCATTTCCGCCAGTATTTGTTTGAGAACCTGAAAGTCCTGCATACCCACCGCTTCCGCCAGATATTCCATTGCCGCCATTTCCTCCAACAGTTACATTTCCTGATACTCCACCACCACCACCTACACCATTACCGCCGCTAGAACCACTAGCCGATGAACTGGCGCTTCCTCCTGGAATTCCCAAATAGTTTGTTGCGCCAGCGTTTCCAGCGCCAGCAGTTCCGCCAGCACCACCACCAAGTATTGGTGCTGTTGTATTTCCACCACCACCACCTGCGATTATGCTTCCATATCTTGTATAACCACCAGATCCACTTGCTGCAGCACCAACTACGCAAGTTGGAACTGCTAAACTCCAACCCCACGCAACTCCACCACCGCCACCACCATATGACCCATTTCCACCAGCACCAACTACTATTGCATACACCCATTTTATATCTGAAGGTATCTTTACTTTTCCAGTAGATAATAAAGTTTGGCGCAGTAAAAAACCATAAGGAGTAATAGTAGAACCAGTAGTAACAAAATTGGATGACGGAAACCAACTTGATACTTGTGAACTAACTTCTCCTGCTTTTAATTGTTTATGCATAATATTCTCCTAATAAAAAAGTAGGATAACCCCATTTCCGCCAGGACCAATGTTACTTCCACCACCGCCACCACCACCACCAAGTCCACCTGCTCCTGCAGTTGACGCAGTAGCATTATTTCCTTTACCTGCTATACCAGCGCCACCACCACCATAAATAGAGGCAGAAGTTCCTCCAAAACTTATTTGTCCAGTAACAATATTAAACCCATCACCACCTGCGCCACCAACAGTAGACCCTTGTCCACCGCCTCCTCCTACAAAACCGCTTCCTCCTTTACCCCCAACACCTGCGCTATTTGTACATCCCGCAGAACCAGAAATAGAAGAAAGACCATTGGTACCAGTTGAACCACCTGGACCAGTAGCGCCAGCGAGAGGAATTCCAAAATAGTTTGTTGAACCAGTACCGCCAGTTTGTCCACCACTTCCGCCTGCTCCTCCTAAATACGCATTACCAGCAGCAGCGTTAGAAGCATTAGTTGATGATTGACCACCAGGTCCTGCAATAATACTTCCATATCGTGTATAACCACCAGACCCGCTAAGACTGTTTGAAGCACCACCAGCACCAACTACGCAAGTTGGAACTGCTAAAGTCCAGCCCCACGCAACTCCACCTGCGCCACCCGCAGAGCCAAATGAACCACCGCCGCCACCGCCGCCTCCAGCAACAATTGCGTAAACAAAAGTAACTCCATCAGGAATAGCAACTGTTCCTGTAGATGTAATTGTTTTTCGCAAAGTTAAGCCATAAGGATTTACTAAAGATATGTAACTAGATACAGAAGAGGAGGTTGGATTCCAAGAATTTACTTGACTTCCCGACTCTCCACGTTTAATCGGGTTGGCCATTAACTAAACACCTGGCCTGATATAACGCCTTGATCTGTATCATAAGTGGCAGCAATAGAAGTTCCTATTGGTCCTTGTAAACCTTGTAATCCTTGATAATTTCCATATGCTTCAAACCACTCAACACCATCATATACATAAGTTCTACCATCATTAGTGTTTACCCAAACTTCTCCAACATATGGAGGTACTGGTTGAGCAGAACCAATATTAAATGTACCTTGGGCGCCTAATAGACCTTGAGTACCTGTCGTGCCTTGCGCACCCGTAGTTCCTTGAGTTCCAGTAGTTCCTTGTGAGCCTGTTGTGCCTTGAACGCCCTGTAAGCCTTGTGTACCTTGTAATCCTTGCGTGCCTTGTACGCCTTGTAACTGCTCGTAACCAAAGCCTTGATTACCTTGTAGTCCTTGAACCCCTTGAACCCCTTGGGTTCCTTGTGTTCCTTGTAAACCTTGAGTACCTTGGGTTCCTTGTAACTGTGCATAACCAAAGCCTTGTAATCCTTGATTACCCTGTAAACCTTGAGGTCCTTGAATGCCTTGAAGACCTTGCGTACCTTGAGATCCTTGAAGTCCAATTAATCCTTGAATACCTTGTAAGCCATTAAAACCTTGTGCACCTGTTACGCCTTGGTTACCTACAATTTGTCCTACATTTATCCAGATAGTACCTGCCCAAACATATAAGTCTAAATCAGTTTCATTAATGTAAGCATCATTAATAGTATTGTTTGTTGCGGGTAGTTGACTTACACTAGTGATGTAACCACGAATATTAATGTTAAGGCCTGGGTTACCTTGAAAACCTTGAATACCTTGTAAACCTTGCAGTCCTCTAAAACCTTGTAAGCCAGTGTAGCCTTGCACACCTTGTACACCCTGAGTTCCTTGATTTCCAAGATTACCTTGAATACCCTGGGTTCCTTGTGTTCCCTGAACACCCTGTACACCTTGCGTGCCTTGTAAGCCTTGAACTCCTTGTAAGCCCTGTACGCCTTGAGGTCCAAGATTACCTTGAATACCTTGTAATTGAGCATAGCCTAATCCCTGAACACCTTGTAGACCTTGTACTCCTTGATTACCTTGCAATCCTTGTACGCCTTGAGGTCCCTGAATACCTTGTAGCTGAGCATAACCAAAACCTTGTATACCAAGATTACCTTGCGTACCTTGAAGACCTTGAATACCCTGAGGACCGGTAGCAGCAATATTAGTAATGTCTGGGGAGAGAGGGTCTGGAATAAGATCAGAGGTTATATAAGTAATGCCTGGAGATACATCAGTAACGATAATAAGTTCAGTACATTGAGTACATGTTCCGCAGTTATCTAAGCAACTCATTAGAAGGGTCCTAGTGGATTACTAACCTCTGAGTGTGTAAATACCTTGCCATAAAGGTATGTCTTAACTTTTCCGCTATTTGAGGTCATTTGCAAATCGTAGTATGAAACATTTGGTAAATCTCGTGTAACTGAGCCGGGAAGAGTCATGGTTAATGTATCTACAATTCCGCCTACTACAGACGCACTCTTTGTTAAAGTAAATGTTCCAACAATTACTGGACCAACTCTGCCTCCAGGAATAGATGGATATAGACGAATTTGAGAAAGAGGAGTATAGGAAGTAATATCCATAGAGAATTTAATGACCTCCATAAAATCATCCCCAGCATAAAGTGATAGATCTTTAGAAATAACTGGTACGTCAGGTGCAGTATCTCCGTAGTTAGGGATAGGTAGAGAAACTCTTTGTGGAATTGATCCGTCATCAATTTCTTGAGGATGATATACGGGAATATAACGATTTGTCATGCGGCTAATACGGCGCAGAGTAAATACCTCAATGCGATGAAGGCCCACACCAAGCATGACGCAAAGTTCTCTGTATTGCTCTTTACGTGATTGAATCATTTCTGTAAGCTGGCGGTAACGCTCAGAACGTGGGATAGATACGCCATCTGGAGAAATAATATCAATGTCAAACGCCGCATCATTAGCCAAGGTGTAAAGAGCCATAGTTGATGCTAAGAGAATTAATGGGTATTCTTCAATACCTGGAAGTCTATTTAGTTGACTAATCGCACTACCATTAGTATCGGCTTCATTACGCGTATGTTCTATAAAGGCAGTGGTTATATAATAGGATACTTCAGAATCAGTAAAATATCGGTAGGCTGTACCGGATACAGTAATTACCGCATTGTTTGCAGGAGCCGTTGCCAAGGTCATAATGCCGATGCCTTCTTCTATAACTGTAGTAGAAGAGACGTCAAATGTTGTAGCCAAACCAGAGGCCACTGCTGAGGCGCCAGTTACTGCAACACCAGTGGTGGCATTAGTTACTGTAAAAGATGTTGTAGTTCTAGAGGCTACTATCACACCAGTTAAATTAAACGGGGATGAATACGTACCTGTTGCAGTTGAAGTTGCTCCGGTAACAGCAGAGGTAACTGTAAAACTAGTTCCGGCATTGACTGCTAAAATAGTTTTTGTACCATTAAAACCAGTTGTGGTAGAACCAGATATAGTAATCGTTTGCCCTGCTGAAAGACCTGTTGTTGACGTTGTCGAGTAAGTTACAACGGAGCCAGAACCCGCAATAGCGGTTATAGAAATAGAGTTAGTTAATCCAGTAATGTTTACAGTTTGTCCAGCGGTTAAAGAGTTGCTAGAAGTATAGGTAATGGTTCCTGAAGCAGCTGATGCAGCTGTTACCGTAGAGGTAGATGTTGGGACAGCCACTGTAATAACTAGGCTACTGCCTAGAACTGGAGCTTGACTAAGTTGAAATCTAGTTGTTAATCCATCGCCTGTATAAGTGTCTACAAAAGAACGTGGAGTGTCGCCAATTTCTGACCGCAATCTACTAGCGAGTTGTGATAAGGTGGCCACTGATCCTCCATATAAGGTTGCTTGTGCATATCATCTTAGATTTTGCTTAAATAATCCGCCTAAACGTTAAAGACCCCCTACAGACAGGAGGGCGGTTGTCTGCAGGGGGCGGGATAAGAGAGTCTTAAAAAGCTCTCTTACAATCTATCGTACAGATAACCTTTTTCTTGAAGGTGATTAGCTACATGCTTTGACACCTTATATTTTTTACCGGCCTGGAAAGAATAACTATTTCCTGCTCCGATGGTCATCTGATCAATGTTTTCTGCCACACGCACTACGACTGAATCGTCTGCTAGGCTAACGCCCACGCTTTCTACTTCATCAATAACGGTTGGTGCTGAAGGAATAGTCATATCCACAATTTCTGTTGCATCCTTGACTTCTTTTACAGCTGTTGCCATAGACATCTCGTTAACACGAGCTGCTTGCTGTTCTGCCACTGCCTTAATTTGATCTTCACGTTGACGACCTGTTACGTCAGTTACTTTTGCTTTTGCCACGATGTGTGTTCTCCTTGTAGGTTTTAGGGTGAGGGGGCTAGTTTCCTAACCCCCTCGGGGTTTAAATTAGTTGGTTTCTGCGATGATTACAGACTGATCTGTAATAAGGCCAAGACCGTAAATTGCGTACCAAGCAAGAGCGTGCTCACGACCGAAGTCAAGAATACCGCCGTCACGAAGTTCCACTGGAAGTGAAATAGCGTGACCGAATGCGTTGTCACCAATAAAGATTGCTGAGTAGCGATCCTTGTTACCGTTACCGGTCTTTGTTACTGGTGTTGTGTATCCTCCACCAGTTGGGTATGTGATATCTCCAGGAGCAACAACTGAGTCAGTGGTATAGCCACTGCCTGCGCCGTTTGTTACCTTCTGGATTTGAGTTGTTTCGATGAAGACTGTATCGTATAGACGACCAATTTCACCGAGCATGAAGTTACCTGGAGCTGCGTACTTGGTTACTTCAATGAACTCAGGATTGTCACGAAGACGACGTGATTGGTGTGGATGCACGAATGCAACGTATGTCTCACCAAGACGTGGGATGTTCTTTGTTGAGAGGCTCTCAACTGCGTCCTTAACAACGTGTGGAGATAGGTAAGCTGCACCTGTAAGGGTTGCACGTGATGTTGCTACTGTGCCGTAGTCATACCAGTTGTTAGAACCTGTTAGGGCTGAGCGATCTTCACCGTAGATTACGGATGAAGCTGCCATGAGTGTGTCACGAGCCTGGCCATCAAGGTAGAGAGCCATGTTACGTCCAAGAAGACGTGAAGCTGATGCCATAACGTCATCGAATGATGCGTTAAGTAGTAGTTCTGATACAGCAATTGCAAAGCCGTGCTCTGCTACTGTGATTGAGAACTGTTGTGCTGTCAATGCGCTTGTTGACATACGGACGCCTTCAACTAGTGAAGATGCGAATCCGAGGTTGTTGTAACGCATGAAGTTGATCTGGAGTCCAGGAGCTACGCCAAGTTCTGTCTTCTTGACTGCGAATTGTTCGAAGCGCAAGATAGGCATTGATTGAAATAGAATTTCCTTAGACCAGATGGTCTGAATTGCTTGTGTAAGCTGGCTGTTTGAACCAGAATACGCTGTAGGTGCTGCGGCTAAATTGCCGGTACCTGTTACGGCTGATGCCATGTCGGTATTACTCCTTGTTCATATATGGGTTAGGGGGTGTAAAACTATTAACCAAAGATTCCTCGATCAGGTGAAGATACTCCTGGGAGTAGCTTATTTCTGATTTTTGCGTATTCAGTAACCGACATAGCAGAAAGTTGTTCTGCCGTGAACTGTTGTTGATCCGAATTGTTTTCCATGGTTGGTGGCAAAGTAGTCTTAGTTCCTACCATCTCACGACGGGTGGACTGAAGTGCCTGCTGTGCCGAATCTAGTATCTTAGACGAACGATCTCTAAGATTGGTGATGCTTTGTTCAATCTCGTCGGGATTATTTCCTGAGATTAGATCTACAAGCTCAGGGATTATGTTATCCCGTTCTTCTTCTAAACGACGATTACGATAGTTAGTAAGTTCTGCATACTGGCGTTCACGCTCTAGTAGTGCATCCTTACGAGCATTCTCTTGACGAATTTCATCAAGTTGGGCTGCCCATTCTTTTTCCTTAACCTCAAGAAGTTGACGAACATCTAGTTCGGATTCTGCTTGGCGCTTAGCTACTGCTTCTGCTTCTGCTTTCGCTGCTTCAGCTGCTGCTACACGCTCTTCACGTTCTTTCTTAAGAAGATTTAATTCTTCTTTAAGTGAATCTATCTGAGGGTAAAGTTTTGATTTTTCTTGTTCACGTACTCGCTTTAGATCGTCTTCAGTGTATCCCTTTTGTTCTGTGAACTGTTGGGAGGCCACTGCTTGAGTTGTTTGAGTTGGATTGACTTCTGAAGCAAAAGCTTCTTGAGCCACTGCATTCTCAACAACGGGTGAATCTGTTGCCATGATTATTCCTTTAGGTTTAAGAGGTCGTTGTCCGAATTAGTGCCACGATGACCTGCGGGTTAGTTTGGTATACAGTCTGTCAAATACTTGAAGTATTTGCAGGCTTAATGCTTAATTAGTTTGACCTTTAAAGTCATCTTCTGCTCCACCGTCTTTATCAGCTGAACGCCACTGTGGAAGTTTAGTTCCATAGGCTTCAGTCACAATCTCTGACTGCATTTGAGCTAGAGTCTGCTCTTCAAATGGGGTCACAACTCCAGGTTGTCCAAGAGGTCCTGGGCCTGTTCCATCACCTGGTTGAGCTCCTGGAGGCATGGTGCCGTCTGGCATCATTCCTGTTAGAGAGGTAATAGCTGAGTTGATTTGTTGTTTGATAAGGTTAACTGCTCCGTCAGCCTTAGCATCAGCAATGAGTTCTGCACGAATTTCTTCGAGCTTCTCTGCTGGGAACTCTTCACCAAGTTGGCGCAAAGCACCTTCACGGCTTTCAAGCTGCATATTCATCTTCTGTTGAATTTCGCTGAGGACGATGAGTTTATCCAATGGAAGAGGTTGTGGGAAGTGAATGATCGTCTCATAAGTGATTGGGTCATTCAAATCTAACTGGGTTAGCTGATTAGGCTTGATTGGGCCGTTAAATTTAGGGTTGTAAGTAAATAGCTCAGGCTCTTTAAATGCCAAGGTACGTAGGACAAGCTCATTAACCCGACGCAATCCCTCACCATATTGTACTAACTTTTGCTGGTAACGATTCATAAGAGGTTGGTACTGAATAGAAAGAGCAACACCAGAGGTATTAGAGATAGGCTGTACTTGTCCAAGTGCTGTCTCAGGTACTCCGATCATCTCGTGCATAGCAGTCTTGACCATCTTAAGATACTCAAGAGCACCTGTAAGACCTTGTCCGCCACCTTCTAGGTTAAATACTTGTGCATCCTTTGGAAGTCCGCCCCATACCTTCTTAGGGCCTTTTTCAAGGGCTGAAGCTTTAGCTCCTGTGATAACTGTAACTGGTGCGGCGTGGTAGTTGACTATGTCAGCAATATCTGTAGCAGTTTCATTATAAGCACGGTTAAGAGTAATAACGTCGTGACAATCAGCTAGTCCCCATGGGGATCCTGAAACACGAACGTTAGGAATATGAATAACTGGAACTATGCCGATAGGGTTTGGACGGCTATCGATCATTTCATCGTTGATGTATTCTTCAATACGCTCATCGGTCAAAATTTCTGTATATGTGTAGACCTGTCGTGTGCCTTCTACTGAGGTGCCCCAGAAGCGGTACTTAAGCTTAAAACGAATCAAGCGTGAACGATCATGTGGGTGAAACTCTGGAAAACAGAAAGAAGCATTGAGAGGAAGTACACGAACACGACCCGGGTGGCGTCCTCCTACTGAGTCTTCATAAGCTTCTTCGTAAGCTACTTTAATAAAGCAGTCGCCAGATACTCCGCCTTGCTGGCCCATTTCCCACATAACGCCATGCTTATCATTATCAATTTCCCATACACGCTTTAAGATGTCGGGAATGATTGCCTCTGTTGCTGCAGGGCTGCGAAATGAAACTGCACGTCCAAATGTAAAGTTAATAATAAAATCTGTAAAAGCACGATAATAGTTATATACCATCTGCGATTCGCCTAATTCACGGCGGTAAGACCAATGGTGTCCTAGATACATTGCCCAGTTAAGTGAGTAACGGTTTAGACGTGGCCCATGAACTTCGAACTCTTCATCAGCAAGTTCTACAAGTCCCAGTGGGGAAATGGAGATTGTTAAATCACTCGACGCCGCTCTATACGACGGAGGACTAAAATCAATACCACCACTCATCGATTAAATCCCATCATTGTTTGCCCTCAAACTACGAAATTTTGTTTTTTCAGATTACGCTTTTTGCGATCTGTCTTCTGCTTTTCTTTATCTCTTGCTACTGCTTTCAAATCCACTTTATTTGGATCGGCATCTTTCAAAGTTCTAGGTTCTTGCTCTCCTGTAGCGGCCCACTGTTGACTAATCATTTTGTTTGCTTGGGGAGTTGTTCCTGCACCTCTGCGCTTTGGGTATCTAGCCTTAGCTTGATTCACAATCGCTTCATACGATTTTAAATACTTTTTAGCTGTTCCCATGTTTCTCCCTTATGTTATCCCCGGCCTTGCGACCGGGGACGACATTAGTATACAGTAATTAGTCGTTAACTGAAGCAGGGTTCATGCGCTCATAGCGTGAGCCATTGCGGATGACTTCTTCAATAACTGTCTGAGAGTGATCTCCGAAGTTTCCTTGTGCAAACTCGCCAAGGTATGTAGGAGCTTCTACCCACGCAGCTGAGCCGACGTGTGCACGTTCCTTCATTGTTTCTTCTGGATACTTCTCAAAAACGTTCTCGTTGTGGTTAGGACGACCAGCTGGTGTGTCATAACCTTGATCCAAGCCAAGTTGGAAATCATTTGGAACGTCTGTATCTGTTGCAATACCTTCTTCAAAACGAAGTGGGCCACGTAGGCCTGGTGTTGCTGGGCTGAACTTGCGTTCATAACTTGTGCCTACACGCTCAGGGAACTGAGGAGTAGGTGCAATATTTTCCATTGCCATTGTTTATTCTCCTATAGGGTTGGGATTGAGGTCCTCGGGTATTATTATTCGCTAAAACTATAAGATCTGTCTTAGTAAATACAATAATTAAAAGAACGGGTTGGCGCTAACTTCAACAGTAGGCATAACCATCTCTTGGGTAAGAGAACAGGCTAAGGCAAGTGAGTCCACGAAGTCATCGTGGGCATGTACCTCATCTGGGGCTGCTACTAGAAAATTAGGGCCTTTATACTGAACTTCAGCATCTACCATTTGTTGGTAAAACTTCTTCCAAATACGAAGTCGTCTGGTTTTAGCATGGGAAGGCCATGAGACCAGCTGACGTTGAATTAAAGCTTGAAGGTGCTTCCAGCGCTTGGATTGCTCTGTAGGGCTGGATGTTACAGGGATTACCTCAGCACGAGGCATAAGGATCTTTAGACGACCAGCAACTGCGTCACCAACACCGTTGGCATCTACTCCAATAGCTAGCACATCGTAGTTAGATAAGAACTGTTGAATTTGAAAATATTGTTCTTCCCAGTCATCGCCCTGTAATTCCAACCAATTTAATACTCTATGATCATAATAACCGTATTCATCTGGTCGGTCCCAGTCTACCCATACTACTGTTACAACTGTTGAGTCCATTTTACGAGCAGGGTCCACACCGACTACTACTGGAGATCTAAAGTGACTCTTAACAATCTCTTGTGAGGTATCACCAAGATCATCCATAATAGTTGAGGTAATGAACATACCACGTTCAAGCAACCATTTACAGTTGTATGAAAGCTGGAACTCATCTGAGTCCTCGCCAATACGTAGCATCTCCTTTTTAATGAACTTGCCGTAGTTTTCGTTGTACTTAATTACCTCTCGCCAGTCCCATTGAAAATGGTTCTGCTTAGCACGTGAGCCGGTCTGGCGTCGTTTGTTAAGTTGGATGGCACGATAAAAGTTATTTTTGTGGGTTGTAGGGGTTCCGGTCTTTACTATGGTGGCGTTATAGTACGCACCCATAGGAGCAATAGATTTTGAAACTACAAAGTCATCAGCTTCTTGACACTCATCAATAATAATTAAATGGAAAGATTTAGATTCGATCTTAGCTCTTGGGTTAGCTGTCATCATCATAAGAGTGGAGCCAGACTTCTTAAGCTTAATGTTTTTAGTTACGCCTGGGGTTTTAGTAGGAATATCGTCTACTTCTGGATCCCCAAAGATTTCCATAGCACGGTCACTTGTTAGGCGGGAAACTGTACGACCATAGAGGGTTTCTACCTGGTTTTGAACTGGAGCAAACATTCCAACCCATAAACCGTCACCAAATTTACCAAGTAGCTCTGGGTACATGCGGGCTAGACGTGGAAGGATTACCATCAAAGTAGAGACAGTATTAGCAATAGTTTCTGATTTACCTGATTGACGTGAGGCTAGAGCAGTTACTTCTTCACCATCGTTAATAAGTACGGATTCAATAATTCGTCTAGCTAATGGGGCTTGATATGGGTGAAGCTGATGTCCTACCAATAACTCCATAAACTGCATGATTTTATCTACAAGCGCTTTTACAAACTCTTTAGATAATTCATCAAGCTCTTCTTCAGCATCTTCTACATCTATATCTTGTGGTTCTAGATCAAGTTCAAGTTCATCGATATCAACCTCATCAAAGAGATCTTCTTCGTCGCTCACTTAATCGACCTTTCGCTTAATGCGTCTACGATTGCGTGCAACGCTTCTGCGCCCACTCTGGCTTCCTCTAAAGAGAAAGGATTTTGACTTTTCTGCCATGCAGATAGATTACGACCAACTGTATACATTATTTGGTCGCTCCATGTAAGAAGTTCTGCCGTAGGCAGCATCTGTACACGCTTTTGTATTTTTGTTAATTCTTTTGCTAACTTACTCTTCTTCTTGAACATTCTCTGCCCCAAATCGTATTTTGTCCCAATCAACTTCATCTTGCTTCATTGGGCGACCTATAATCGCTCTTGTTAACGCAGAGCTTTCATCATAGGCCTTAGTCCATTTTCCAATGACTAAAGCATACCGTGTAAATGGAAGTCGGGTTACCCACCCATGTCCACCACGGTATTTGCCGTCAATCTCTTGTGTTTCTGCTTTTTCTATAATGCTTGGTGGTTTTACCGGGTACACCATAAAGTGCCAGTAATAATCTCCAACATCATGCGTCTTCGCCATCTTCGATGCCCTCACATACGTGGTCTGGAATTTTGTGCTCATACACAAGTTGCTGGCAGAAGCGGCACTTGAAGATTTTTGGTTCTTTAAATTCATTTTGTGCTGTCGCCCCTGTCGGAATATCATCATCAAATGGAACATAATCCGTAACAACTTCTGTTCTTTGGTAAATCTCTGGTGGAAACGGTCCCTTAGGATTGTGTGCTGTTTTCGGAACTGGATGTCCCTGCTTCGTTACTATTCGTTCTATTCTCATCTTGTACCTTTGCTTTCCTTGCCATGAGGATCTTTGATACGCATTTTGCCATATAAGGTCCTTTCAGGCCAGTTTATACAGGTCTATAGTATCTCATACATATTTGGTTGTTGCGCTAACCCTGTATTTACTGGTACAGTATTTCATAGAGGGGTCATAGCCTCTAACACTAACAACGAAACAAAAGGGTTGCAACTAGCTTGGCAGACAGACGCCGGGCTATTTTCATCCAAGTGACAGTTGGATGAGGATTCGGGTTGGCTCTCAAGCCTAGGAGATAGTGTGCATTTTAATGGAAAAAGAAAACTAGCGGTAGTAGTGCTCTCAGTAGTACTAGCAATAACAAACTCGTTTACCTCGACAGCTAGAGCTGTCACAGCCAAGGTGGTCCCCACGTGCGTAGACCCCGTTCTCAAATACTCCGGTATGAGAAAGCTCAGCCAAATTCAACTATATGACCTTTTACGCCTAACAGGTTTTCAAGGACAAAGCTTGAAGGTTGCCTGGGCAGTGGCAATGAAAGAATCCCATGGAAATCCTTTATCTCATAACTTTAATCCTCGTACTGGGGATAATTCTTATGGGATGTTTCAGATTAACTTATATGGTGCCTTAAAAGCCCGTGTAAGCCAGTATGGGCTTGTTTCAGCTACTGACCTATATAATCCCGTTACCAATGCCAAGATAGCCTTCCAGATGACCTCTGGAGGCCGTAATTGGGGTAGCTGGGGAGTAGGTCGCAATTCATACAATGGTGGAGTTTCAACAGGAGTTGTACAGTACTGGCTTAAAGCAGTACCTTTAGCTTAAGCTTTTTTACCAGCTCTGCGCTTATTCTCCTTGGCAGTATTCTTGCCATGCTTGAGTGGGCGCAGGTTGCTGGAAGAATCATTATCATGATTATTATCCTTGTGGTCCACATCTGTTCCCTTAGGTAGCTTGCCATGTGTTTTTTCATATTTAGCCTTGGCAGCGTTCTTTGAAGTAGTATGCCATTTACCGGCTTTATCTTTATAATGCTCAACAATAATTTTACGACCACCATTAGCAGCAGATCCTTTATATTCTTTACCGCCTGCGACTGCTTTTTTCTTAGTTGTCATTATTTATCTCCCGTATATCCTGAAATTTTAATTGTTTGTATTTTTTTGTAGGCGGGTCATACAATGGTGAATTGTTTCCCAGAGGGGTGTGCCTCCCCATATAATCCACTAAATGAGTAGCCTCTAATACTTTAAACTGTTTAGATAAGTAGTGCCCATGTTCTTTTCCCCAAGATCTTTCTCCATGAGGATGAATATCCTTTAATACTTCGTTATCTTCTGTAGGCCCTACTCTATGGACAATACCCCAAAACACTCCCTGACCATTTATATCAGTATTTGGACCTCGTGCATATACCCCAGCAGCTCCCTGAAGAGAGCTTGCAAAAGCATATCTTCTAGACTCTGGATCTGGAGCTTTTGGGTGGGGCCTTACAGTGTCTCCCACCTTAATATGGCTACCTGAACCATGATACAGTGGAGGAAGTGAGGACTTATCTGCAACAACAGGCATTCTATGAACACCTACAGTTATACCCTCAGGGGATACTACATTTAGTCTTTGACCTTTTAAAGGAAATAAAGACTTCTCGGCTGACATTACTTGCCCTTTTTCTTTGCGGCAGCCATATTATCAATCAAATTAGGATAAGGGCGACCAGCAGCTTTAGCACGTGCTTTAGCCGAAGCTTTCTTCTTAGAAGATAGCTTCTTATGCTTGCCACCATCAGGATCTTTTTTATCCCATACTTCTTTAGCCATTAGCAGTCCCATGCCCTTCTTGCTTTGTTTAAACGACTATCTGGATCTTTAGCTGCTTTAGGAAACATTTTAGCTTGTCCTGCAGAGCGTGCACAATAAGACTTACGACGTGCAGCAGACTTCTTAGATTTAGCTGCTTCTTCTTTTTTTACAGGAGGTTTTAAATTATGTCCTTCTTTTTTGGCAGAGGCGCGACCTTTAGCGTTTAGTCCGCCATTAGGGTTCTGACCTTCTTTACGAGTCCAAGCTGCTGATTTAGCCATTATTTTTCTCCTCTTGTTGTGCAGACCCTATTGAAAACTCAAAGTTGTTATCCATAGATATCCCTACGCCTTGCTTGTGCATCCTTAGATGAATCATAGCATCTGTGGGCTTCAGCCTTGCGCTGCCCGACATTTTGCTCTTTACTACCACCTAGAGCAGTCTGTGTCCATGGACAGCTAAGGCAATGCCATTTGTGCAAGCCTTTACCATTAAGCTCTCCACCATGGGTGTAGATAGTGTCGTTATTAAGCCCCATTAGTTATTAGACCCCGATGATCTTCCTGCACGACCGATAGGCTTCATAGCATCTGGATCAGACTCATATGGGATGCCTGTTAGATAGGTTGCAGCCTCACGTGCGTTATTACGCAAGTTCTTAGGTAGCTTATTGCCTTTAGGGTAATAAGACTTAAAGATCTCCGATAGAGACATGGCTATTAGAAGTCACTAGCAGGGACGTGAACAGGGTTAGCAGGATTGCTATCCGGAATAAATGTTACGTGAGGAGCTTCAAACTTCTTTACTCCCTTACGTAGAGTTTCCTGTGTAGCATTTCCTCTGCGAACAACATTACCTGTGCCAGGAATATCTGTTCCGGTTTCATGGTGCGCAGCTACATAGCCTCGTCCCAATGAAGGGTGAACAGCAATTGTTCCAGCAAACTTTCCTGTCTTAGGATTAACAGCGTTAAGATTTACTGGTCCTTGTAGGTTGCTGAACTGACGTCCACGACCTTCCTTAACAGAACCCTTCATACCACGATTTTCTGGCTTCTCTTCAGGAACAGGAAGCTTCTCACCGTATACACGCTTCATGTTCTTAGGAACCTTAACTGCAGAAGCAGCCTTCTTACCTGTAGGCTCCATAACTTCTTTTACTGGTCCGCCCTTAACCATAGATTCTTCACTACGAAGTCCAGGCTTAACAGCAGCATTTAACTTTTCAACAGGTGTTCCCTTACGAGAAGCAGGCTTAACAGGAGCCAGTACAGGCTCAAACAAACGAGAGTACTTAACTTCGTTAAGACCTTCTTTGCCTGGGGTTACGCCTTCAGCACGATATTTACTAAACTGATCAAGATTTCGAAGTTCTTTAGCCTCTTCTGGATGAATCTTTCCAGCCTTTAACGCCTGAACAACATCTGTACGCTCTGGTAGGTGCTGGATGTGTGCGTGTACTTCAGTATCACGTACTGGACCACGCTCATCTGCCATTACCTGGAATGAACGCTTACCTACAGCGCCCTTCTTACGAGCTTGTGCAGGGGTAAGTCCAAAAGTATTCTTAGCACGAACAATTGCAGTTCCAAGATCTTTTACTGCAGCTTGCTGATCTGCAGAAAGTCCTTGACCTTCCACATTATCCTGGTTGTAAACAGTAGGAATAGTTTCTCCTACTTCTACTGTTCTCCATTGACGTCCCGCAGATACTTCAGCTTTAGCCTTAGTAAACTTGGAAGACTCTGTCTTTCCAACAGCCTTAGCATCACCAAAGCGGTTATAGAATGACTTTCTAGGTGAAAGAGCTTTTTGCTGAGCTTTAAGAGCATTAGCATTTTCACTTTCCTTATGAGCCTTCTCAGATTGAAGATATAACTTGTGAGCTCTAGGGTTGCTCTTTTTAAGTGACTTCTTCTCTTCCTTGCTTAAATATTTGAAATCTCCGGCACGTGGTGTGCCAACAAGCTGTCCCTTATTCTTTTTAGGCGCATTACGAATATTAGGATCAAACTGTCCTGCTTGTTCAGTAGTAATCTTGCCAGCTTTAAGAGCTTTTCCAACAGCACCGGTATCACGAACCAACATATCAGTACCTGTTGACTTAGGTGGACGTGGGTTAGTTGCATAGTGGTATGGCTCTTTCTGAGATGTAAGAACATCTTGAGTCTTGCTAAGAGCAGCGGCCATTCCCTTTACAGCTTTTTTAACCGGAGCAGATTTAGCAGACTTAGCTGCAGCAGCTTTCTTCTCATCTACAAGCATAGAAGCTTGTGCAGCTACATAGTCTGCAGCATGCATCTTTTGAGATTCAGGAACATTAGCTAGTGGGTGTTGGATCTTACGCCAAACGTTATCGCTGTGAAGAGTCCAACCTTCATGGCTTGCAACAGCTGAAGGCTCATGTGATGAAATAGAGGCAACCATTCCAGTCTTGCTCATGCGTTGCTGTGGCTGCGCTGGCTTTTCAGCTACTTGAGCAGCGCCCATTGATGTTTCAGTGTCCTCTTCATCTGGGATATGAATCATTACCTTAGGTTGAGCTGTACGTGTAAAGTCATTAGGAAGGGATAGTGGGCTCACTCTTCCACCCTTTTCAAATACGAATGGGTGAACCATTCCTTTTTCATCTTCCCAACCCTTATGTCCCTTTTGAACTTCATTAGCGACATTGATCTTACGAGTAGATTCTGCTTTATTAACAGCAGCGCTCATTAAAGCTTCTGACTTTACCTTAAACTTTTCACGATCAAGTCCAGGTGCAGCCATAACATCTTTTTCAGTCAAAGATGGAAGATGGCGAAGTTGGTATGCCATAGCTTGGTGAGGAGTTCCAAGAATGTCTTCTACCTTAGATGGGCGCTTATCTGTAGGCTTAATACCGTTAACTTCTTTACCGGTACGCTTAGCCGCACGATGTGACTTTTTTGCAAGAGACAAAGCGTGTGAGTTTACAGTACGAGTCGCTACAACATTTCCTGCAGCATCTTTAACATCGTATGGTTCATCTCCAGAATATGAAATATCTTCAGGAGCTTTACCTGTAAGTTCTGCAATCTTTGGTCGATCTGCAGCAAGACTTGCGGCAGCACGCTCTGCTGAGTTGCTCATGTAGTCGTATACGCTAGGAGCTAATCCCTTATCTGCAGGACGAAGCTTTGCTGTAGCAGCCATAGGATCAAACTGTGGCTTTCCTGCAATCTCTGCCTTTTTCTTTGTAAACTTAAGAGAAGCAGCAGTAATCTCTTGACCTTCTCTTGCACGAGCATCTCGCTCTAGCTTATCTGCATAAAGCTTTGCGCTTTTTTCTGCATTAAAAGCAGACTCTTCAGCTGTAAACGATGTTTCAGTTAGATCTGCTTCGGGAGTACCTAAAGTAATAGGCTCCTCAAAACGTCCACGCTTAGGTAGATCAAAAGTTTGTTTCTTTGTAGCACGCTCTAAAATTTCTTTCTTACCTAGAGCTTTTAGCTCTGCTTCATCAAGTCTAGGCTTTCCAATAGGTACAGTTTCAGTAGGTTTCTTAGATTCAATAAATTGTTCACTCTTAGCCGCTTCTTGTGCACCAGCAGCTTCTCTAGCCTCTTTACGCTTGCGCTCTTCATAGGCCTTACCACGAGGAACTGTTACTGTTTCAACTCCTGGTACGCCTGCTCCACGAGCAAGTGTTGCTTCATAACGCTTTTGTTCTGCTGCAGCATCACGCTCTTCACGTTGTGCAGGAGTAAGTGCGCCACCAATAAGTGCGGCTTCACGTGCAGCCTTATACTTCTTACGTTCAGCACCACGATCTACCTTAGGTTTTTCTTCAGTCTTCACGCCAAGGTTCTTAGCAATGTCCATATCTTCTGGTGCGATATCAATTTTCTTTTTACTACGTGCCATTATGGATTAACCTTTGCGATAGTAGCTTTCTTAGCACGACGTGCAGGCTTTACTTGAGGAGCTGCAGCCGGGGTTACAACAGGTGATGAAGATGGGTTTGGAGTTGCATTTACTGGAGTAGTAGGAGGTTTAGGAGCACTCTTCTTACGAACTTTACTTGTAGGAGGTTGAGTTCCTGGGTTTGGGTTAGTAGTTTTTGTATTAGTATTGCCAGCTGCTCCGGCAGCAGGGAATAGTGTATTAATATGCTGAGTTAATCCAGGACCAATATTTTGAATGCTATTTGGGCCAGCAACAAATGGAGAAACAGTACCTTCATTAAGACTTTTGCTAAGTTCTTTCATAGAGTTAAGATCTGTTACATTTCCATGTTTCTTTGTAGCACGAGCAGCTGCAGCAGTTTTCTGTGCAAGTTTAATATTTCCTGAAGTAGCTTGATCTTGTTGTGCAGTCTTATTAATATGCTTTGCTTGTTCTAATTGCTGATCAAGCTCGCTTTGACGAGTGTTACGCTTATCAAGCTCTGAAGTCTTGATGCCTTCCATAACAGTATTATAATGATGTTGAATTGCAGCGCCAGCAGATTCTGCTGCAAGACCCATTATAGTCTTGTGCTGGATGCGATCCATCTCTAAATTGTGGTTATAATCCATCTGCCACTTTTTGACCATTGCACCAAGGAAGCCACCGTTTGCCCCGATGGTATTACTGGCCTGAACGGCGCTACCATTATTCAATGTGTTCTTCATGCTAATCCTACCTTTTCGCCTGATATGTCAAGAAGTTTAGCAATTCCGCCCTTTTCTGTAAGCGCTTGGGCATTAATATTATAGTGATGGTGACAAAACGTTAAGATTCCGCTATTTAGCGTAACCTCCATTTTTGCTCTAGCAGAGCATTGGTCACATACCACCGGCCCCAGCACTAGCTCCTGAACCGGTTGAGACTGCTCCCGCTTCTCCGGCCTCTCCGCCTGCTGTTGCTGCTGCACCATCGCCTTGCTCCTGACTCTCTTGTTGAGACGTTTCACTAGCTTCGTGGTTGTTACTTTCATCACCATTACCCTTACCATCACAATTATTGCCCCAGCATCCCCACCAACTTTGCCCTGGTACCAAAAACCCACCACGTCCTACAGACACAGTGTGATCATGCTTATGCTTTGCATGCTTTTTTAGATGATGGTGTGTGTGAGTCATAATCGTATTCTCCCACCAATAGAACTCTTAGAAATGCCAAAAGCCGGGAGCTTTAACTCCCGGCTCTTTTATTTGCTTTAAGCTTATGCAAACGGTGTGATTGTAATTGTAGCTGTTGTTGCGACTGAAGCTGCATTTGCAGCTGTTGACTGAGTCTTGATTGTTCCAGTAACACCTGTCAAACCAGCAACTGAAAGGCTGGATGTTGATAGAGTTCCTGAAGTTACTGTTGTGAAAGAAACAGTGTTTGTAGCAACTGCTGTAACTGTCCAAGTACCGTTTAGTGCAGTATCTGGTGATACAAGTGATGCAACTGTAATCTTTGTTCCAACTGGGTACTTTGCACCAGCACCTGATGAGGTGATAGTTGCTGCTGTACCTGTACGTGAAAC